TCTTCACGCATTCTAGCAGATTCTTCATTCCTTTTATGAAACTCACGCTCCAAATCCTTGTAACGTGCTTCATAATCATGCTGTGGTTCTTCAGGCTCCTCGTCAGTTTCTTCCTCAGTATTACCATCTTCCTCCTCCTCTGATTCAGATTCCTCTTCTTGAGGGGTGTCCTCTTCAGCGGGTTCTTCGGATTCTTCAGATTTTACTGGTTCTTCTGATTCTTCGTCCTGTTCCCAAAGTTCTTCATCAGAGGTTTCAATATCTGCAACCTCTTCTGCTTGTACCTCTTCTTCTGACATATAACTCCTTCCAATGTCCCGATTAAACGGATTGGTTAAATATTGGCCCTTTCCTTACGGTGTAAAGGCGGTAAGTAGTTTATACTACTTTGGTTCAGCAATATCAAGCATTTCTTGCCATGCTTGTATTTTACCGATACTTACATTATGCCTAGATACTGACTCTTGGTCAACTAATTGTTTTGACTTTATTATATCATAAGCATCTTGTATTCTTTTTTCAATCATTTCTTTGTAAAGTTGCCAACCCGGAGATTGACTTAACATCGCTAATACATCATTGCGGGGCATTTTCAGCAAACTCCCTTTGTTGAATATCTTGTGCAGATGGGCCTCCCTGTAGTCTCTCTTGTGCTGGCCCTGCTTGTGTTGGGTCTTCAGGCATCTGACCTCCCTGTTGCGGAGGTACTTCTCTATTTTCTTGGGGTTGGTTTTGTTCTTGCCGCTGAACCTGTTCCTGTAGTATCTCTTGTTGTCTTTGATTCCCTTCTTCAGTTCTTAATCTTGCTCTTCGGGATTCCATCATCATTTCTTCTTCTTGTAGAATCACACTCTTACCTGCTAGATTAGGAGGCTCTTCTACCACGTTACCTTGTTTAATTAATTCTAATCGTTCTTGCATTTCCAACTTCCGCTGATCCTCAGATATATTTTGTTTTTCTTCTAAGGTGGCTTTATTTTTTTCTATAACAATAGAAGCCTGTGTCTGCTGTTGAATTTGCTGTTGTTGTAATTGTGCTTGCTGTTGGGCTTGTTGCATAGCCGCCTGCTGTTGCGCTTGCGCTTGCTGTTGTATCTGTTGCTGTTGTGCCTGCTGTTGTGCCTGCATCTCCTGAGTTACTTCTTCTTCCGTCTTTACAACCTTATCCGGCTCCATATTAAATGCCCTGAGTAACGGTCTTGTGAATGCCTCCTGCTTTAGGTACTGCTTAACTTCTGGCATCTGACCAATAACCTGTAGGAAATTAATAAGCTGTGTGTTATGCACTTCCTTAGCCACGTACTGTTCATATCCAGTTGATATGGCCTCATAGTCCCCCTTAATTGACATGTCCGTTGAGTCTACCATTAACCAACGATATACTGCACTGATATTTTTAGTGATCATTGTGGACACTGACCGTACTACATCTGCCGTCTGTCTGTTAGCATTGGAGTTAAGAATAGACATACCTGTAGCTGTCTTAGTCTGTGCTGGAGATTGGTCTCCATAACCTATGCTGGTCTGGCCTGAATCTAGGTCTGCTTCACGCTCAAGTTGCTGTATTACTGAAAGGAGTCCGTTTGTTACATCTGGAATCTGTACTGATGCAAAGGAATCTCGGACTGAAGCACCGGGTTTTACACGGAACTGTTTACCCGGATATATCTGTTCTGTATCAGTACCCGGTTCAAATGCGTTGGGGTCTATAACTGTTAGGGGGGCCGCTGATAGGGATTTGCCCTCTACCATCATTGCATATGAAAAGTTTAATATTGCCTGTGCATCACGAATTGCATAGTAAATGCCATCACCCCATATTGATTCTGGATTCTTCTGCCAGTTACAAAAATGGAACGGTAGGGTGTCATCGAATGGATTCTCTGCAATCTTAACAACCTTATCACCTATAACAGTTACAACAACCGCAAGAGCATCTGGAATATCTTCTGATTCAATTGGTATGTGGTGCTCTAAGTCCTTACCGTCTAAGCGGCCCCAAAACTCTAATACCTCAAACTTCTTCAGTCTTGTTGCTGAAGTTTCGTTGTACTTTTTAGGGTGTTCACTGTCGTCCCATCCGTGAGCAAGCCCAATCTCTTCTTCAATAACTTCCTCAAGTGCACCCGGAATAAAGCCTTCTGTTGTCTTTGCGAGCTTTTTGAGTTGGATTTTACTAAGGAATGATCTTTGTATGACATAATCTGCATCCTCTGCATTGATTGCCTCTGGAGATGGAAATACATTCCATATACTGACAAACTTACATGCTGGCATTAATTCTTGTTCAAGAAACGATTCAACTTGTACCATTTGGTCTGGAGTTGTGACCGCAGTGTAGACAGGAAAATTCTTATATTCAAGGGAAATACCCTTCGTACATCCTGTACCATACAAGCACATTTCGTGTACAGCATGTTGAACTTCTTCATTATAATTTGTTCTTTCAAGAATATCACGAATCCTAAACTCCATCTGCTTAGAGCGTTCAAGGATTGCATCGTCAAACAGGTCAGGTCTATCGGGCTGTGCCTGTATATCGGGAGGATAGAACCTTGGTTTGCGTGAGGGTGTAATACTAAATGGAACTTTCCCATCCTCAAATAGTAACGTATTAACCTTAATCTTCGCTGAATTAATCTTACGCCGAGTCTGATTGACAAATATACCCCTTTCACTTGCCAACTCATGCGCCTTCGATATTTTTGAGGGGTACTTTCCTCTGTAAGCATCGTAAGCCTCTAGCCAATGTTGTTCATGGTCTCTACGGTAATCCCTTGCCTCTTCAAATTTTTCTTGTACTACCTTGGCAAAGTCGTCTACATCTACTTCTGTGTTTCCTAACTTAAGCCCAGTGTTCTCTGATTCTTCAGATTCAGGCTGCTCCATTTCGTATTCTGCCATTATATTAACACTCCTTGTTTCTGTGCGGTGCAAAGGGTTCTACGCATTGCCATAGGGACATATTACTGGGGAAGGTCTCAAGCCAATACCCAATAGTTCCTTTTTTACTTGTACAAGCAGACAATAAGAATATTATTGATGCCAATAATAGTAGTACTGCTCTATTCATTCGTTTCTAAAGTTAAGTCTATAATATCACCATTTTCCATAGTAAGTACATACTTTTTATCGTTTTCAATTTGCTTGAGTAATTTTTCTCTTATCTTATCCAAAGATAAACATAAAGACTCAATCATTAAACATCCTAACCTGTCTCCATAGTTGTTACAGCACACCTCTACCATATCCTCCAGTAGTGGTTGTAAATCAGTAACGAACTTATCCTCATTTGGCAAAACACCGCTGCCAAACTGAACCTCTATTACATTACTCATAATTGGGATGGTTGGTAAAACCTTAATTCTGGTTTTAAGTGTCTCATATTTATACTTCTATCCCACTCTGTCATTGCTGGGAACATCTTGCAACCAAAACATGCTATAGCTAAGGCCATTACACAGTCGTCATGAGAACCAGACTGGGCCGCCATCTTACCATTCGGATAGTTTACGAATGTCTGTAGCTCATCCAGTACCTTGGGACTCCTGATTTTGATCTCATTTTCCCTGATTAATTCCTTTAAATAGTCAATTATCAGGGGTTTAGACTTTACTGTGGTGTGAAACCCTAATTTACGAGCAGAACGGCTTGATCTTTCGTCTAGTATCTTCTCAGAGTATATATCCGGGTATATATGGACATCTGAAAGGAATTTTAAGGTTACTAACCCATGATTGTTCCTTTCAACAATTAGTTTTGCATTATTATACCATTTACCTAAACTTGCAAGTTGCCATGCAAATAAGTCTGGATCAATCTTTACCCTTATAGTTGCCACCTCATCCATACTTGAGGCATCCAAAACTACACCTACACTCCAATCAGTGTCTCTACCTACATCTAACCCCTCCGATATATCTGCACCTATACGGTATTCTTTACCCGGCTGGGGTCTTTGCCATACTTGTAACTCCCCCCCATCCATTGATTCTATAACATATTTTTCCCCTCCCCGTTCTTTCCACGCTTGCACGGGTATGTGGAATCCCTCTGACGGTCTTTCTCGTTGAAGTTTTTCAGATTCTAAAACAAGATTACTAAGGGTGTCTATGTTAAAAACACTCCGTCCTGTCGTTACAAATGACTCCCTAGCTGTAGTTGGGAACTCTTGATGAAATTTTCTGAGGTCATTCTGACATTGAGTCTTTATACACTGCCTTCTCCAGTTTAAATTCTCTAGGGTTACCCTAAATTCCTTTACATCATCCCCTACATCATACTTACAGGACATTCCTAATAATGCCGTTTCTTCCTCACCGCCGTATCTCTTGTCCTGTCCTAACTCATTCTTAAATAACTCCTTGTCCTCTTCTGACTTAAATGGGTTACTGTAGTGACTATATATATACCAAGGGAAAAACACGCTCTCCCACCCTGAGTTACCTTCTGCCGCATCCCAGTACATGTCATGAAATACACCACCAACGCCCTGAGCCGTTGATTCTATTACTGCTTCTGTCTGAAACCCCTGTACTACACAATTGAGCAGCCCAAGCAGGTAGTCCTCTCCTGAGCCTGACCACGATGCTACCTCACTACAATG